GTAATTTAAGACAAGAATTGACTTGGGTCAATGATGGCATCTTAGAAGAATTGACCTCAGTTGATATGTCTGGTATCATTGAACTACTAGACAATCAAAACATACAATGCAATCAGGTCAGAGTCTGGCGTGACGATCCTGGTTATATGATTCCATTCCACGAAGATGATAATGTTGTATATGCACATTTTCAGGTCTATATTCAAAGTCTAGACCCATATATTGGCACTACTTGGTATACTACTAAAGGCAGACATACTTGTGCTTTCGTACCAAATTCAGGTTACATAACTATTTGCAACAGACGATTACCACACGGTATGCTTAATCCAGTCAAAGATTCCAGTAGATATAGCCTATACGCTACATTCCGCGCTAAATATTCTTAACACCTACCTTAGGACCGTACTTAGTTACGAAGGTGTCGGCGGCTGCTGCCGAATCCCAGATAAACGCCATTCTCTGGGTAAAGTGAGCATTTATTTTCCTCTAAAATTCCTGTAGAATTCAACAATGAACCCACGTTACGTAGATTACCATTTAGCCGGATTAAAGTCAAGTGCTATGGTATGTTTGCCAATACGTCAGATGCGTGTTGCTGGAAAAGGTCAACATTGGGCAGAGATTGCTTTCTATGTATTGGGGCTACACGATCTTAGAGCCAGACAGGGCACATTTACTAATCCTTGGTCAGCAACTAGCAATCCCGTATTTGCTGCTCCCGAATTGTATTATGTTCAGGACAAGTTAAGCGACTTGTTGGATCGCAGAGCAACAGAGTTGCTTGCACAAGATCGTAGAATAGCTGTGATGTGGAGTGGGGGCATTGATAGCACTTGTGTGCTCAGTGCCTTGATAAAGAACACTAACGACCTAGAACAGATTGTTATCTATCATTCGGCAAAAAGTGTAGAAGAAAACCCACATTTCTATCAAGAATTCATAGAAGGCAAAATAGAATGCCGTGAAACTGCTACACTAAATGTCACTGATGAGTTCGTCAAATCGCACATTGTTGCGCACGGTGACCCAGGAGATTGTTTGTTTGGACCCAGTATGCCCATGTATGAGTATCTGTTAGCAGATAAACAGCACTTACTGCCTTGGCGCAACAATCGAAGATTGATTGCACAGGGCATAGTTAACAAAGGCGCCAGTCAGAGTTTTGCCGATTGGTACACAGATAAAGTCAGCGCAAACATTGAAGAAGTCGGTATTGAAGGTATCAACACCATATCAGATTGGTGGTGGTGGCATTACTACAATTTGAAATGGGAATTCAGTATGCTGAGACCATTCTTTGATACCAGAGACAGCAAGGGCAGAAAATCCATTGCACAGAGTACACTGGTACAATACAACGCAGACACATTCTATAACACAGACTACTTCCAATCTTGGAGTTATAGTAATTTAGATAGATTGTGTGCTGACCCCAAGCGACACAAACAAGAACCAAAATCATATATCTATGATTTGGATAAGAATATGGACTACTTTGAAAACAAACGCAAGTCAGAAAGTATCGCAGGAGATCCAATGAAGCGACCAGCTTATTTGGACAAAGACCTAAAGCAGTACTATATGCACGACCCCGGTGTCAGAGAAGCCATCACTATTCTGCTGGAACAATTCAAGGGATAACACCGTTTAACTTGAAAATCAACGCATAAACTTATACAATAGATTATCACTTAGGAGAACTTATGAGCGATTACGACCGCACATTCAATGGCGAAGCCAAAATCAAATTGACACAACTCATCAATGAAGGTATGAGTGTGTTGCAAGAAATCGAAGACCTCAACGCAGGTCTGAATGATACTGTCAAAGCAGTAGCAGAAGAATTGGAAATCAAACCAGCAACGCTGAAAAAGGCACTGAAAATTGCACATAAAGCCAAGTTGGGTGAGACCAATCGTGATCACGATGAACTCAACACTATTCTAGAAACTGTTGGGAAAACACTGTGACTCACGCACTTTACAATCAGACGAAACAATATATTACTTTATAAACCACTGATTGTAAATTTATTATGAACGATATATTGGCCAACATTTTCCTGTGGATCAAAGATGACTACAAAACACATCCATTTAGGTTTTGCATTGAGCTACTTGCTTGGGCTACTAGTATTGGTTGCAGCCTCACTATGGCTTGCACAGTACCTAACCCTCCTCTTTTTGCCCTATATCCTATATGGATCAGTGGCTGTGCTATGTATGCTTGGGCTGCGTGGACTCGCAAGAGTTTTGGGATGTTGGCCAACTATATCCTCTTGACTTCAATCGACACTATTGGCCTGGTGCGAATGATTGTTGCATAAATATTTTAAGTCGTCGCCTGACTATAAACTGGCATGTAGAGTGAGTGTGAGCTTTAAATCACATACGGAGAGATTATGAGTTACGTTGATGCCCTGTACGACAGGCAAAAAGACCGTATTCACATCGTAGAACGAGTGAACGGCGTCAGAGAATACCGAGAATACCCAGCTGAATATACATTCTATTATGACGATCCCAAAGGTAAATTTACCACAATTTATGGGACTCCTGTCAGTAGATTCAGCACTCGCAATAGCAAAGAGTTTCACAAAGAACTCAAGATTCAAGATAACAAGAGATTGTGGGAGAGTGACTTTAACCCCGTGTTTAGATGCCTCTCAAATAACTATCTTGGAATCGATTCACCTAAACTACAAACAGCATTTTTCGACATTGAGGTGGATTTCCACCCTGAGAAAGGCTATGCTCCCCCAGAAGACCCATTTAACGCTATAACTGCTATCTCAGTGTACCTTGATTGGTGCGACAAGATGGTAACATTGGCCTTGCCTCCAAAGAGTTATAGCTGGGAATCGGCAGAAGAAATCTGCAACAGATTTGAAAACTGCTATCTGTTTGACAGAGAAGAGGATATGCTCAATACATTCCTTGACCTGATCGAAGACGCAGATATTATGAGTGGCTGGAACAGCGAAGGCTTCGACGTACCCTATACTGTTGGGCGTATCATTCGCATTCTTAGCAAAGATGATACACGCAGAATGTGTTTGTGGAATCAGTTTCCCAAACAGCGTGAGTTTGAGCGATTTGGTGCAAAGAACATTACATACGATTTAATTGGTCGTGTGCATATGGACTATATGCAACTCTATCGCAAGTATACCTACGAAGAACGACACAGTTATAGTTTGGACGCCATTGGCGAATACGAACTTGATGAACGTAAAGTTGCCTACGAAGGCACATTGGATCAGTTGTACAACACTGACTTCTACAAGTTCATCGACTATAACAGACAAGATACCATGTTGTTGGCAAAGCTAGACAAGAAACTACGTTTCATCGACCTGGCCAACGAAATTGCTCACGATAATACCGTGTTGTTGGCGACTACTATGGGTGCAGTCGCAGTTACAGAGCAGGCCATCATCAACGAGGCTCACGGACGTGGTATGATCGTTCCAAATAGAAAGAAGTATGACGACTCTGAATCAACGCAAGCCGCAGGTGCCTATGTTGCTACGCCCAAAAGAGGTATGCACGACTACATCGGGGCAATCGACATTAACTCACTCTATCCCTCGACTATTCGAGCACTCAACATGGGACCCGAAACCATCGTTGGGCAATTCAGACAAACAATGACCGATCATCACTTGTCGCAGAAACAGGCTGCTGGCAGTAGTTTCGCTGACTCGTGGGAAGGTTTGTTTGCCTGTCTTGAGTATAACGCTGTGATGAATATGGAACAGGGCACAGAAATCACAATTGATTGGGAAGAGGGTGGCAGTACTACGCACACAGCAGCAGAAGTCTGGCATCTAATCTTTGACAGCAATCAGCCCTGGACTCTGAGTGCAAACGGTACTATCTTTAGATATGACGTTGAAGGTATCATTCCCGGCTTGTTGAAACGTTGGTATGCAGAACGTAAAGAAATGCAGGCCAAGAAGAAAGAAGCCGAGACAGATGCGGACAAGGCGTACTGGGACAAACGTCAGCTTGTTAAGAAGATTAACTTGAACAGTTTGTACGGTGCGATTTTGAACGCTGGCTGTAGATTCTTTGACAAACGCATTGGTCAATCAACTACTCTTACTGGTCGTAGCATTGCTCGTCATATGGATGCACACGTTAATGAATGTCTGACTGGTGAATACGATCACGTGGGCAAATCAATCATCTATGGTGATACTGACTCAGTTTATTTCAGTGCATACCCAATCTTTGAAAAAGATATTCGTGCTGGCAAGATGGAATGGAACAAGGACGTTTGTATCGCACTCTATGACACAATCGCAGACAGCGTGAATGAAAGTTTCCCAGCATTTATGGAACGTGCTTGTCATTGTCCACGTGAAATGGGTGCTATCATCAAGGGTGGTCGTGAACTGATTGCTGAAAAGGGCTTGTTCATCAAGAAGAAGCGGTATGCTGTACTGATTTTTGATCTTGAGGGCAAACGACTAGATGTTGATGGCAAGCCAGGCAAAGTCAAGGCTATGGGCTTGGACTTGAAACGATCAGATACGCCAAAACTAGTTCAGGATTTCTTGAGCGCAATCTTGTTGGATGTATTGACTGGCAGCGATAAAGAACACATCTATGAAAAGATTCGTAAATTCAAACTAGACTTCAACGATCTGCCAGCGTGGGAGAAGGGCACACCCAAGCGTGTGAACAATCTGACAAAATACACAGCAGATGAACAACGACTGGGCAAAGCAAATATGCCTGGACACGTTCGTGCTGCTATGAATTGGAATACTCTACGCAGAATGTATGCTGACAATTATTCAATGAAGATTGTTGACGGTATGAAAACAATTGTATGTAAACTCAAAGATAATCCTTTGGACTATACATCAGTGGGCTATCCAATCGATCAGGCAAATATTCCCGATTGGTTCAAACAGTTGCCATTCGACCAAGAGACTATGCAATCAACCATTGTTGACCAGAAAGTAGAAAACTTGTTGGGCGTACTAGAGTGGGATATTCTTGCTCACACTGATACTAAATCAACATTCGACAATCTATTCAGCTGGGACTGATATGCTCTACGATCTAGTCACACTAAAGAAATCACTGCTAGATAGTTTTAACACACAAGAGATTGAAGAATCCATAGCAAGATTACGCAATCATATTGAGAATGTAAAACTGCAAGTGCCAGTGATTGAGCAAGACAACTTGGATTATATCGAGGGCTTGGTTCAATATTATTCAACCTTGTTGGATCAAGTAGTTGCGCCCTATGATGACTTTAAATACAAGATTGCTGACATACAGGGCAGAATCGATCAAGTAAGTCACAAATTGTTTGTAGACAACTACGAACTAGAAGAACACGACGGAGGAATTGACCACGTTAGAAATCACCGTCGTATTCATCTAAGACCCGAAGTAGAAGATATGGTTCGTCAGCGTATTCAACTCTATACAAGTTGGCAATACCCTGCACTAGAGATTGGTTGTCGTGACGGTGAGTGGACGCAGTACTTAGTTGCTGCCGATCCCTTGTACATTATGGACAAGTATCAGGGTTTTCTGGATAGTGCTAACAGCAAGTTCCCTCCAGAATATCAACAACGCCTGCGCAAATACCTAAATAAAGAATACGACTTTGCACCCTTGCCCCAGGAACAGTTTGGATTTATATTCAGTTGGGGACACTTCAACTATGTGAGTTTGGATACAATCACACAGGTTCTGAAAAGCGTTAAGAACTTACTACGTACAGGCGGAGTATTCTTGTTCAGTTACAACGATGGTGATACTCCTGCAGGTGCTGGTATGGCAGAAAACTTTGCACAGACCTTTATCCCCAAGAGTATCTTGGTGCCGACTTGCGAGGGTATTGGATTTGAAGTTGTTCAGACTATTACAGAAGAACCAAACATCAGCTGGATAGAAGTCAAACGACCAGGTACACTGACTACGGTCAAAGCACATCAGGTAATGGGTGAAATAAAGCGCAGGATGCCTTGAAAAACCTAAATAAAAAAGTTACAATCAACACACTAGGAGTATATTATGCAAGACTATCTAAAAGACATTGTTCAACATACACATGGCTTGAACAACATTGATCTTATCAAAATCACTGGCACACAAAACGAAACACTTATCAACAGCATCAGCGAAGACCGCAGTGTTATTCTTGAAGCCAAATTCAAATCAGCACACCCAGACTTTATTGGTACTTTCGGTATGCCCAATCTCAGCAAACTGAAAACAATTCTGGGCATTGACGAGTATCGTGAGAACGCAAAAATCACAGTCAACACACAAACTGACACAAATGGCGATACTGTGCCCAGCGGACTTCATTTCGAAAACGCAGCAGGCGACTTCAAAAACGATTATCGTTATATGGCAGAAGGCATTATCAATGACAAATTGAAATCTGTCAAGTTCCGTGGCGCTAAATGGAATGTTGAGTTTGCACCAACAGTGCAAAACATTCAGCGTCTGCGTTTTCAGGCAGCAGCAAACAGTGAAGAAACATCGTTTACTGCAAAGACAGAAAATGGCGATCTGAAATTCTTCTTCGGTGATCCAAACTCACACGCTGGTAACTTTGTTTTTGCCAGTGGCGTAAGCGGCAACTTCACCAAGACACAATGGCACTGGCCAGTAGCAACAGTACTCTCAATTCTAGCATTGCCGGGAGATAAGACTTATCGTATGAGCGATGATGGTGCTAGTATGATTACTGTTGACAGTGGTCTAATTGAATACAACTACATCTTGCCAGCACTGACCAAGTGATCATAGAACGTAGTATTGCTGAATGGCAGCATAAAGGTCATATCTTTGGGGAGTGTATGACTCACCCAGAGTATGCCCTAATGTACGTTCACATTCCCAAAAATGCCAGTTCTTGGACTAAACCCAATTTACTAGACTGGGGTTGGGAGTTTTATAATTATCACACAGACAAACTAGACAAACCAGCATTGGTTGTTCTGCGTGACCCCATTGACCGTTGGCTTAGTGGCATTGCTGAGTACTTGACACTATATCATCCAACAATGCAAGTCCCATTTTATGAGACAGAGCAATTGATATTTGATAGAATATCATTTGACGATCACACCGAACATCAGATTAAATTCATTGAAGGTCTAGACACAGACAACTGCACATTTATGATGTGCAACACAGAGTATCGTAGTAATTTTAGCAAGTTTGTATTTGAGCATCTTGGACATAACAAATATGAAAACTATGATTATCAGCACGTAAGCGAAAATAGTCCAGATCGCAAACGATTCAAACAGATTTTTCAAACAATTCTGGATAACAATCCTAAATACGTTGACAGATTAAAACAGCATTTTGCTGACGATTACAAATTAATAGAACAAGTAAAATTTTATGGCACGTGATGATTTAACCAGTAAGCAAAGCGATTATGCACTGTTCTTGCCAGCCATTGGCGGACACTTTAGCACAGCTATTGGACAAGAGCGATTCGACAAGTACGAAGAAAGCCGTGGCAGATTGCCCAAGGGTATGACCACTGTAGAGAATCTTAACTGGTGGAATAGTCAGGATGGATTCTTTCCATATAAATGGAGTCTGTACAGTGCTGGTCACGCCAGCCTGGATCTTAATAAAGTTGTTAAGAGCGAAGACATGGTCAGAAATCGTGAAAAGGGCACTTTTATGTTGGGTGACTCAGGCGGATTTCAGATCGGTAAAGGTAAATGGGAAGGCGACTGGCGTGCTGGTAGTGGCTGTCCCAAAGCAGACAAGAAACGCCGTGATGTGTTGAATTGGCTAGACACGTTGACAGACTATGCAATGATTCTGGATATCCCAACTTGGATCGTCAGAGAGCCAGCTGGTATGAAGGCCACACAAATTACTAGCCACCAAGAAGCAGTTGATGCAACTAAGTTCAACAATGAGTACTTTATTAACAATCGCAAGGGCGTTAAGAATGGTGGTACTAAGTTCTTGAATGTATTACAGGGTGCAAATCACACAGACGCAGATGAATGGTACGAGACCATGAAGCACTACTGTGATCCAACGAAGTATCCAGACAATCACTTTAATGGTTGGGCAATGGGTGGACAAAATATGTGTGACATTCATTTGATTTTGCGCAGACTGATTACATTGAAGTATGATGGCCTGTTACAAGAAGGTGTACACGATTGGATGCACTTCTTGGGCACAAGCAAACTAGAATGGGCTGTGTTGCTCACAGCAGTTCAACGTGCAGTTCGTAAGTATGCAAATCCAAACTTTCAAATCAGTTTTGACTGTGCAAGTCCGTTCTTGGCAGCAGCAAATGGACAAGTCTATCACGAACGTAGTTTTCCAAATAATGGACGTTGGAGCTATCGTATGTACAAGTTTGCTGACGATAAGAAGTATTCAACAGACACACGCAAACTCAGTGATGCAGTTGTGCAAGATGGATTCTACAAAGTATTTGAAGACAGCCCAGTCAGTGACCTGATGCAGATTCGAGATGTTTGCTATTACAAGCCAGGCGATCTGAACAAGATTGGCAAGGAGGGTAAGAGTAGCTGGGATGGATTCAGTTATATCTTGTTGAAGGCACATAACTGCTGGATGCACATCACAGCAGTGCAAGAAGCCAATCGCAGATACGATGCAGGCGAATATCCAAAGATGATGCGCTACAGTGCGCCGACTCAGGACAAGTTTGATGAAGTTGTTGAACGAATCTTTGCTGCCCCCACTAAAGAGGCCAGCTTGGATCTTATTGAACAATATGCAAACTATTGGCTTGAGATTGCTGGCACTCGTGGATACACTGGCAAGAAGGCTCGTAATGCTACAACTATGTTTAATGCTCTGTTCGACTCAGAAGAAGTCGAACTAGACGAAAACGAATTCAATCCAGAAGACATTAACGATAATCCAGAGGAAGTATGAAAGTATTGATTGTAGGCATGGGGTTTGGCAACCTCTATAAGAGTGTGCATACTGATTTAGTCAATGATATTGTCACCGTAGATACAAATGGCACAGCAGATTACGCTACAGTAGATGACGCTATTCGAGAGAATAGTGCGTTTGATGTTGCACATATCTGCACTCCCAACTTTACGCATATCAAGATTGCTCGTAAGATTGCTCCAGCCTGTGATATCATTATCATTGAGAAGCCCGGAGTTGCTACAGCAGAAGCGTGGCAACAACTTGTTCAGGATTATCCCAGCACACGCTTTATGATGAGCAAGAACAATATGTGGCGTGACAACATTGCAGACTTGCAAAAGGCCGCTGCTAATGCTGCCCAGATAGAAATCACTTGGGTCAATAAAGACCGTGTTCCAAATCCAGGTAGTTGGTTCACTACTAAATCATTGGCCTATGGCGGAGTCAGCAGAGACTTAATGCCACACCTACTGAGTTTGTACATTGCATTGAATCCAAATTGGATGACTACACCTGTCACAGACAGTAGCATGGGACAGTTTTGGACATTGGACAAACTAACTGGTTCTGAATATGGCAACGTTGATCCCGATGGCACATATGATGTTGATGACCATGCAACGGTGTATTTCGATGATCGTTGGATCTTATATGCGGATTGGAAAGATGATACTGCAGATGACCGCAGTATAAGATTTGACAAACAAGAATTTGAACTTGGCTTGTGCCCCGAGAGTGCATACAAGGCTATGGTCATAGATGCAATCAACAACAGAGACAACGCAGAGTTTTGGCAAACACAATTGCAACAAGACTTATGGATTCATGCTAAAATAGACGAACTATGCAAGTAAGATTATTATCAACTGATGGCAAAGGTAACTTTGTCGAAACTCAATGGGATAAGCCAGAACCCACAGACGACGAGATTGAAGTTCGTGCTGTGATGACTGGTGTATGTCGCAGTGACATTGCCATGATGATGGGCGAGTTTGGTCCGTTGCCCTTAGAAATGCAGGGACACGAGGGTCTGGGCATCGTTACCAAAGTAGGCAAGAATATTGGGCGCACACAAGTGGGTAACATTGTCGCTACACGAGGCGAGCCTGCTTATGCAGATTACTACAATGTCAGAGCCAATGAATATGTCACAGTACCCGAAGCTGATCCTAAATACATCATTGAACCAGTGGCCTGTGGACTTAACATTGTCAGACAAGACATTGCAGCATTGCTTAGTCGGGATCGTGTAGGAGCTAGATTGCTGATTATTGGCAGTGGCTTCTTGGCTTGGGTTGCATATACAGATTTAGTACATCGCAATTTAAACTTTGAAATCGAAGTTGTGGGACGCAGCAATCGTGACCTATGGGGCAATAGACTACAAGACAAGCCCGTGGGCGATTATGATGTTGTGATTGATTTGGGCGACGGAGATGAAGTATTCACACAGCCCATTCTACGCAACGAAGCACTTGTTATCTTTGGCGTACAAAAATCAGTAACTACAGACTTTGCAAACTTGCTTTGGAAGGCCTGTACAGTGGTATTTCCAAGTCCCAGAACAAAATGGTTCCAAGAAAGTATGTATCACGCAGTCAGACTTATCCAAAAGGGCGAGTTAAACATTGACAAGTTTTGGACTAAGGGCTATAATAGAGACACAGAATGGCAACAGGCGTTTGCCGATGGCTACAACAGACCTCAAAACTATAGCCGAGGTTACATTTATTGGTCACAAGATGGCAATTGATACAGACGGTCGTCAACAAGTAGATTACTTTGTTGGCACCGAAGTAGAGAATACCACAATGAAGGGTAAACTAACCTTGTTTGTTGTGGGTATTAAAACATTAGAAGAAGTTCGAGAACAAATACGTATCTACAGATTTAACTCTGCAATGTCAGCAGACGTTAATCACGTATATCTTGGCACAAGTCAGTGCTTCACACCCAAAACAAACGAAGATTGGTCTGCGTGGGATAAGTTTATCACAGACTTGCTCAAAGCTGGCTTGTGGGTTACATTAGACTTTGGAGTAGAGTACGCTCCCGAAGTACTTGAATTTGGTTGGAATGAGCATTTCAACTTTATCCCCATGATCAGCGTTAAACTGCCCTATATTCAGCAGTTCAACTACAACGCTACACTAAAGATCGACGACACTACTTGGGGTCACAGCAACCCCGGCGTTTGGTGCCATCCACTGAACGAGCTAATGACTCGTGATGTTTACACAGACTGGAAAGACTATACAGGAGATACCCCACTATGACACAAGATGAACGAGACACAATTGAAAGAATCAAACAACGTGCAGACAGAAAAATTTGGATTACATTTCAGAAAGAGGGTATTCACTGCTACCCCGCAGCAGCGACTGATCCTACTTTGGCAACTGGTGACGAGTACGATGTTAGTTTTCTCGGTACACCTCATCGTCATATTTTTCATTTTCGTGTCTGGATCGATGTACTCCACAATGACCGAGATATTGAATTCATCCAGTTTAAGCGCTGGTTGGAAAATCTCTACCGAGACAGTGTTCTTAAACTGGACTACAAGTCTTGCGAAATGATGAGCGATGACTTATACTTAAAAATCGCAGAACGATATCCCAATCGTGCCGTATGGATCGAAGTCAGTGAAGACGGAGAGAACGGTGCGTTAATCAAGTACGAAGTTTCAAAACCACAACTTATTAGCGTTTAAAAGGAAAAACTATGGCTAATGAACATTTACAAAAATATTTCCGTATGTCTAAAGATGTACGCAACATTTTCGATGACCTCGAAGAATACTTGGTATTCTGCAAAAAGCAGGGCTATGTATATGATGAAAGTCATTTGTACAACGAGAAGACCCCGTGGGGTGAGATGCAACGTGTTAAAAACGGTAAGCATCCAAAGGACAACTGGAGTCCATATCCCAAAGAGAAGCGTGAGTTCCGCCCACGTGACACGAACACCAATTGGAAAGTTCGTTCTTACTAATGAAACGTGAAGTCATTGGGTGCATAGGTAGTGGCGGTAATCATCTTAGATGGTTACTGTTGCTAGATCCTGAGTTTTCATATTTCAGAGACCTTGCACCCGATAACTTTGCTTTCATAAACAAGTTTGTCTACACTGATGAACGTAATTGGCAAAACTGGCTCAACTACGAATGGCGGTGGAGAATGGAACTGGATCAGCTTATTGCTTTCAGTCATTTACGTGAGTTACGGTCTGATGTAAAATACTGTGCATTGGTAACTGATCCAGATTTAGCTTTTAAACATTATGTAAAGTTTAACACAAACCTAAATACTACGTTGGTGCATACATTTAAAGAAAAAACTGTGGAATACAACAATCGCATTCATTCGCTGAACAACAGCAATATGTTGATCGTTGATAGTGCAGATTTGTTTAAACCCCAACTAGATGTTGAATTGTACAGAAAGATTGTTCAGTGGTTCGAACTAAGAGACTACTACGAACAGGCTGCACAAATACATCAACGTTGGTGGCAGTTAGTTAAACGTGCAGAACAAGAAATCATTTTAGACCTACAGAAGTTATACTCATGACAAATCCATTTAGAGACCAAGAAAAATTTATGCGGGCTTGTGACCAAAGCACAGACAATATGAACGTAGATCAATACGGGCTGTATCTCAATCTCATCGAAGAAGAATACAAAGAATTAACCGAAGCCGTAGAAGCTCAGAATCGTAAAGAACAACTAGATGCCTTAATTGATATTCTAGTTGTTACCGTCGGTGCTATTCACAGCGCAGGCTTTGATGCTGAGGGTGCGTGGAAAGAAGTAATGCGTACAAACTTTGCCAAGATCGACAAAGAAACTGGCAAAGTGCGTAAGCGTGAAGATGGCAAAGTGCTCAAGCCAGTAGGCTGGACTCCACCTGATCTTGAGCCATACTTGAAAAAATGAAACTGTTAGTATCCGGGTGTTCTTTATCTTCTGGGTATGGATTTCCATCAACCTATGACGATTCAAGAATTTGGCCAAATTTATTAGCAAATAAATTGGGTGCAGAACTGACCAATGTCAGTGTGCCCGGATACGACAATACTGGCATTTTTCTAAACGCAATATCTGAATTCACAGCCACTGATTACGATCTAATATTGGTACAGTTTACCAGTCTTGAACGAATTGTCATAAGTCCCAATGTACATTCTCGATTAAATATTAGTAACGGGTATCCATTGGATCATATTCTGGGAAAGAAAGAGAATCTCGAATTCCATAAATCGTTTGTTATGTTGAACAAAGGGTTCGAGCATTGGAAACGTTTAGCAAAAATAATCATTACCCTGCAAAATTTGAACAAACAGGGCTACAACATAAAATTCATAAATGGTCTGCTGTCTTGGGACTCTGAATTCTTTTCTGGGCCACTGTCAGATAGTAAGTTTGCAAAATACATAATTGATTTTGATGAATTACCAGACCAAGATATTGCAATGGCATTTGAGTCCATTGACCTAGACAGAAAACAATTAGAGTTAGACTTATGGTTAAATCCATTTGACAGCTTCTATCAACATCAAATAGACAA